GCGTTTTAATGTGGCAGCTGCGAAAGATTATTTCGCCCTTGTCCTGGAATAATTGCAGGTTAAATGCCGTGCAAATGTCTTGAATAATTTCGCGGCTGGTGCGTGGCTCGCCGTCCGTGTAGGCTAGACCGTTGCGTATTGTCCCGGTCCACCAAAGCCCGCCCTCGGTCGTGGTTACTCCATAGGGCGCGTAGTGTTCACCTACGTAAAAGCCGGTAAATATGTCGGCAATTTTACAAAAGGTAAAGATACTAGCGATATAGTCCGTGAACGGAATTACGGTGTCCAGCTGAATAAAGTCTGCGCGCTTTTCGAGCATTTGGAATCCGTCCGCAGCCACCACCTTAATAAAGCGTTTGCCGTTGATTACTTCAATTTGCCCTAGGTCCGGTGTAATAACTCCGCGCCAAACTACGCCTAGGCCTTCGTGGACCTCAAGTACCCAGTCAGGTTTAGCTGTCTTAAATACCTCGCGGAAATCGTCCACCGTAGGCGTGCTTCCTTCTAGGTAAAAGTTGACTGTACACGAGCTAGGTATAATGCCTGGCAGTACGTTATCCTGCGGCTGGTATGCTATCTCCCAGTCGCCTACGTAAACCTCAACCGGTGGCAAAAAATCAAAGCCCTGGTAAGTTGTACCAAGGTCGTAAATTTTAAAATCGTACCGTGCGGTATTGGCGTAGAATACTAGCGTTTTAGCCATTACCCGGAGATTCTAGAAAAGTTAGTGCCGCTGCGCTGGGTACCTAGTAGCAGGTCGCTGCCGCTTACGCGAGCGTTCATGTTCAAAATGCCGCCCTCGCCAAATAGTCCGCCTAGGCCAGTGCCCTGAGCTACGCCTTTAAATGCTGCGCCCAAAGGCATACCGGTAAATGCGCTCACGATGGCAGAAAGCGCCAGCGTGGTGGCTACGGCTGTGGCTAGTTGGCGCACGTAGTTTTTGATGGCGTTCTGCAATTCGTCAAAAAAGCTAGTACCGTTATCCATGGCCGCGGTAAATGCGCTGCTGAGTACGTGCCCAAACTGCGCACCTACGGCGCTAGCAAATTGCATCTGCTGATCTATAAGCTCTAGCTGGTCCTTTGCGCCCTTAATCATACGCGCGAACTCGTCAAAAGCGGGTATGCCTGCCGTACGAAGTACCTGCTCCATAAACACGATGCCGTTAGCCACTGGCTTTAGGCCTTTGTCTACTAGCTTGCTAGCCTGCTCGGTGGGCACTACAAATACCTCTTTTGCCGGCTCCGTTAATTTTTTTATGCTGCTTTGTACCGCGTCAATTTGTGCTTTTAGCTCTTTAAATCGTGCAGTTCCTATGCCTACATTTTCTAGCTCTGCGGTAAATGCTGCGACCTGCGCTCGCATATTGGCCAGCGTGTTTTCGCTAAAGTTGCCAAAGTTTAACGCTGGCGGACCCGCGGGGCGGTTTGGTTCCGTGGCCCCAGGCGATACTGCGGTAACTGCATTGGCAAGCTCCCGCGCTCTTAAAATGGTTTGATCGGTAATAATACCGTTCATTTCCAAAAGCGCGTCGCGAATACCAAAGATTCCGCCCTTCATGTAAACCGCGAACTTGTCGAAAATATCGAAAGTTTGCAGTGCAGCCGCTTGTAGCTCAGTGCCCACTGCGGCCTTAAAGTTTTGAAATCGTACGTTGAGCTGTTGAATTCGGTCGCTAGCGGTTGTAGCGCCTTCGCCCATAAGTTGCAGCTGTTCCGTGGCAATTTCGCCCACGGCTCGGCTTACGTCTCCAACGCTTGCGGCTTCTAGGCTTACCCCGTTCAGCTTACTGCGCAGGTGTGTAGCGCTGATTCCAAGGTTGTCAAGGATTAGCGGCGATTTGCGGCCAATACCCGTCACGATGGATTCTACTAGGTAGTCAACGCTTTGTCCGGTTTCCTGGGCGCGACGCTTTGCAAACTGCAAAAGGTTGCCCATTTCGCCAATTGCAATACCTAGCGTGCCAGCCTTTGTGGCCTGCTTCATTAACTCTAAGTCGCTAAGTAGGCCGTTTGTGGCCTTGCGGAGCTGTTGCAGGTTTGCTTCGCCGCCAAAACGGGCAAAGCCCTGGCTTACCTTTTGAAGCTCGTCGCCTAAACGCATTGCGTCTTTGGCAAAATTTATAAGGGCACCACCGGCAAACGCTGCGCCTATGACCCCGCCAAGGTTATTAAACTGCTTGGCGGTTTCCTTTAGCTTTGCGTCTACTTGCTGTATGCCACGGCGGAACTCGCTAGGGTCTAGCCCTAGAATTACCTTACTGGTTACGTCGTTCGCCATAGCTTCTTAATAATGCCCGCAGGCTGCTTTCGGTTTTTTCGTCTTCAAATTTAAGTAGCTCCGTTTCCGTCACTACCTTTTTAACACTTTTGCCGCTTACGTTAACTAGCACGGCTGCTAGCCAGCGGGTACGTTTCCATTTGTCTTTTTCAGCTTCGAACCCGTGGCGCATGACCGCGTTAAGCTGGTCTAGCGTCAGGGTTTTGGCTTCGCTAGGCGCAAGGCCTAAACGACCCACCAGCTGACCCAGTACGTCTACTGGGCCGCCGGCTGGGAAAAAGGGCCGTTAAGCCGCTGGGTAAGTTCGGAAATATCCCAGGCCCCTGCCATGGCTTTGAACTCGTCGAAGCTAATACGGTCTTTGTCGGACCAAAACTCCTGCGCGTAAAGCATGGCTAGCATGTCTGCTAGGCCTAAGTTTCCCAAGTCGGTAACGGTTTTTCCCGTTACTTCTTCAAACAAAAGCGCTGCCCCCAGCGTAAACTTTTTCCCTTCCATGGCTTAGTTTGTTCCTACGGTAAATGATCCAGTGCCGTTCAGGCTAAAGCTGACGCTACCGTTGTCCTTGTCCGGTGCTGAAACCGAAAGCTGGGTAAGGATTGCCTGGCCTTCAATTTTGGTCTCACCGGTTACTGGCGTAGACCCGCCAGCTGTTACCTGGGTGATACGCAGGTAAACCACGTCGCCCACTTTGCTGTAAAGCTCGTCGGGGTTCCACTGGCTAGCGTCGTCGTCGCCTAGCAGCATAGTGCCGCTAACGCTCCACGTTTTAGCGCTGGTTACGTAGCTGCGGAATACCGCTACGTCTTTAGAGGTTACTTCGCGCGTTTCCGCGTTCATTTCGAAGCTGCACTCCGTTTCTGCGGCAAAGGCCTTGTAGGTCGTGCCGTCTGTGCTTAAAAATAGGCGGACTTCGCCGCCGGAAATTGTAGCCATTAGTAATTAATTAAGAAAGTGAAATCTGCGGCAAGTATTACCGTTTCGTCGTCTTCGTTGTAGAACATTTGCAACCCGTCCATGTAGGCCAGGGTAAAAGTATTGTGTACCGTTTGAAGGTAAGCGCGCACGGTAGCAAGCGTACTTTGTGCGGTGTCAGCGTTGGCAAAGTGAAAAAACAGCGTAGATGCTACGCGTTCCGCTTTGTAGTTATCCTTTGTCTCGCTTACGTCTACACCATTAAGCTGGATAACTATAAAATCTTGCGCTACGCCCTGGGGTGCTGCATACGAATATACTGGCGTAGCCGTGCTAGCGTTTACCGCGTCGTATATGTATTGTAAGTAGTTCACCGCAGGTGCTGTTTAATTCGCCTTTGTACAAAGTTACTAATAAGTTGCTGAGCTTTTTCGGCTGTGCCGTCGCTATCTACCGCTGCGTCAATGAACTTTTTTGCTTTAAAGCCTTTTTTCGTTCCGCCGAAAAGCTGCCAGGGGGCATAATAGGCGCCCTTTTTTGATTTGCTGCGTAGGCCCACTACTACGTAGGCCTTTACTTCGCCTTTGTTCGCGAATACGTCAATAGTCTTATAGAGGTTGTAGAAAGCACCTTTTGTGTCTTTGTCTACGGTTTCGCCTTTGCGGTTGCGTAGCCTAGCGCTTGCTTTAAGGTCATTATAAGCCTCTTTGCGGGCTTTATTTACTAGCGGCTTAGCCTCGCGCTTTAATATGTTCCGAAGCTCTCTAAAACGCAAAGTTTCGGACGTGCCTAGCTTGCTTAGTCTTTTGCGGAACTGATCAAAATCTTCTACGCGTCCGCTTTCGCTGCGTAGGTAGACGGCTTTACCGCGTGCCATTGTCCCGCAGTCGGGTTTTAACGAGCAAGTACCTGCGTCGCCCTTCGGGCACGACGCTAATTATGTCGTAATCTTCGTCCCCGAATACTAGTCGCCAGTTGGCCTTTACTGGGTTGCCGTAGCGTAAGCGCCAAGTGTAGTTAGCTGCGCTTACCATTTGGTCGTAAGGCATGTTTTCCGAACCTGCCTGCGGTAGCACGTCGCGACCTGCGTAGAAAGTACCAGCGCTGGCCCAGGACTTAATTACCTGGCCGCTATTGTTTGGTATAGCTGTGGGCTGGAAAAGCTCTACGCGAAGGTCTAGCATTAGCTAAAGTTTTGGCGGTAGCGGAACGCTAACCGATCAAAGAAACGGTTTGAATTGTACGGCAAGTCGTCGCCGTAGTCAAAACCAAATTTAACGCGTTGGTACAGCGCGTGCTTCACGTCTGCGGGCGGGTTGGTGTCGCCGCAGGTGTAAACAATTACCATGCGCGCGGGCGTTTCGTCCAGCGTTAGCACGGTGTTTATGTAGTCGTAGTCGTCGTAAAGGGCTAGTACCGTAGTAGCGCCCTCGTCGTCGTAAGCTGTTACGCTCGTGATTCCCGTAACCGGACCCAGGGGGAGCGTATAGCTCGCTGCCCCCACGGTGTCCACTGTTACAGTTGTAGAACCTAAACGGTAGCCGGTGTAGCTGTTAAATTCCTCTACCGCTGCGCTGAAAAGCATAGTTAGTAGCGCATCGTCTGCGCTACCGTCTACGCGGCAAAAGGCCTTCAATTCGGTAAGGTTTACCGAAATGGGTGTATAACTGCTAACCGTTACCATGTTTAGATAGTGATGTCAGTTGCCAAAGCAAATGAAGCGTTACGCAGAACGGCAACGTCCATGAAGCGCTCAAGGTAAACCTCAACGATTGAAGACTTCATTTG